GCCTTGTACTCTACGCCTCTGCCCGCTGCCTCTCTGCGGCGCTCTATCTCTTCTACCGCTTTGTCTATATGCGCTGTCATTATCAATGTCTTAAAGCGTGTGCGTCTGATACTCTCTAAGTATGTACGCTGCTGCTCGTCCGTCATGCCCTTAAGCTCTAACTGCTGCCCGTCGCTTATTGCGTTCTCGATATGAAAAACCGCATCACGGTAACATTTCATAAGTGTAAAAGTGTTGTGGTATTTCTCTTTCTTCCGCTCCTGCTTTTCCTGTCGTTTCAGTTCTGTTATTGCAGCCTTTGCCTGTTTCTGCATCAGCTCTGTTAATTCGCTTTCGTGCAGCTGTACCCAGCTTTCAGCCTCTGGTGGCATTTCTGCCCCTGCCGCCGCTGTTGTCTTTGTTTCTTCCTGTTCCATGTTCTGTACCTCGCTTTCTGTTAATTAAACGGCAGCTCTTCGTCTGCCCCCTCTGGGATATTCATAAACCCGTCACTCTCCGGCAGCTGCTGCCCTCTCGCCTCTGCCTCTGCTTTGCTCTCTCCAAATCCTACGCTATTTGCCACAACCTCTGTGTAATATACCTTGCTTCCCGTGCGCTGGCTCTCGTAGCTGCCTGTTTTAATCTTGCCCGTAACCTCTGCCCTGCTGCCTTTGCTTAACCATTTCTGCGCCCATTCCGCAGTACGTCCGAAACACTTAATATTTATAAAATCTGTGTCTTTCCCGTCGTCTACCGCAAGCGTAAAGCGGGTAATAGCTGTGCTATTGTCCTGCCCGCCATATCTAAGCTCTGGCTCTCTTGTAAGCCGTCCTGCAAGTGATACGTTATTCATGCTTTCTGCTCCCCTCTTCCAGTTTGTCCAGCTTTGAAAATATAGCCAGCAATTCCAGTGCGATAATTCCCAGTAAAATATTAGTCATTTTCTACCGCCTCGCTTTCTTCTCTCAATCCTGCTGCCATATTGCTAAACGCCGCTGCTACGTTCTCGCATAATGTCGCCAGTGCTGGCTTTATACTCTGTACCCAGCAGTTAAGCGCTGCCGTCAATGTTTCTGCTGCTGTTGGCAAGGTTTTATTTATCTGTCTTGCCATTTTTCTTGCAAGCCTGCGCTGTTTTCGCTTGTCCAGCTCTAACGGCGGGTTTACTCCATGCTTTTTCTTATAGTTCTTTTTCCACTGTCTGTATTTCACTGCTTACGCCCCTTTCTCCATATCGTATACGGCAGCACCCATACTGGCGCTGTTATTATCAACGCCAGTTTAGCTACGCATATCAGGCAATATACCACCCCGTCTACTACTACCTTTCCCGTTTCTTCCAGCGCATCTACTACGCCGTCCATAAACTCAAACATTTACCGCCCCGCTTTCTGTGTCCGTTTCGGACACCTTACCCGTATAGTCTGTTACTCTGATACCCAGAATACAGTAGCCCTCTGTAAGCCCTGTATAATCTTCCAGCATATAAATAATATCTGCATCAATCGTGCGCCCTGTATGCTTACCGTCCTTAAATTCCAGCATTTTAAGACTGTCGCCCTGTTTATAGCCTCTGTCATTCTTCCGCAGCTCAAAGCTCTTTTTCCCGCTTACTACGTCCTCGTAATAAGATGCCACTATTTTTATCTCATGCTGCTTATGCTCTGTGTCTCCCTCGCTTGGCAGATGCTCCATTTTTTCTGCGTCTGCCCGCTCCTGCAATTTCTTCTTTGTCTGGCGGTCTATAGCGTCCTGCTCTTCGCTGTACCGCTGTTCGTCCGTCTTTTCAGCCTCTGCCTTGTTTATGTACTGGTCGCATTTCTGGCACGTTCCCGTTTTTACATTGCAGTCCTTGTATTTCTGGCAGGAATAGCACAAAGACGTTATGCTTTCTGGGTGCGGTGTTTCGTAATCGTCCCCTGCCTTTTTCTCTGCTACCTTTTCCGCTATTTCCTTTGCCCTCACATTTTCGCCCGCTGCTGCTTTTTCCGCTATTTCTTTCTGCTCGTCCTCGTCCAGCTTTGCTGCCTCGTATGCAGCAGTGATACCTAAATTGCCCTCTTTCAGCTGCTCTTTAATCTCCGGCGTTGCGTTGTTGTTGATTGCGTCCATTCTGGCTACGTTTGTGCTGCTTTCGTTTATCATAGCCGCCACTAAATCACGCATTTTGCCTTGTATCTCTAAACCGTCCTCTTCCTTGGCTCTGATAAGTGCAGCTTTGGTGCGCTCTACTAATCTGGTTTTTTCATAGGCTGTAAGTTCCTGCGTATATCCGTTGCCCGCCAATAAGCGCAGCTCATACATTGCCTCGCTCATATCCATAAAGCGGTAAAGCACTTTCTCATACTCCTTATGCCCCCGCTCTAAGTTCAAAATATTTGCCGCATTACGTCTGTGTCCGTCGATTATACGGTATTCCCCGTTTACTCTCGCCAATACTGTAGGCTGTTCCTGTCCTACGTGTAAAAAGCTGTCTGCCAGCTCTTCTATGTTCTCTAATTTCTGGTGTGTATTCTCCTGCGCTGCCTTTACCTCATAAGGGCTTAAATAAATCTCTTTGTATCCGTCCGTCTGTGCCTGCTGCCCTGCTGCTTTCGTCTTTGCGTTCAGAATGTCGTTAATACCAAACTTTGCCATATTCTCTACCTCGCTTTCTCAATCCTTTGTTTTTTCTTACACTGTCCCATTACTCCGTTGCACATTTCGCACGTTCTCCAATGCTCGCAAGCGTCGCTTTTCGGGCATTTCTTCCCTGCAAATTTGCTGCCCCAGTTCCAGCACTCCGTACCGCCAGTCCTGCGGCAATGCCAGTAAACGCATAATCTCTCTTTATGTGCCACGCTTGCTACCTCGCTTTCCCTGTATACGCTGTTACAAATTTCTTGTACCCCTGTGCCGCCCCGCAGCATGGGCTATACTCATAAATCGGCTTACGCATGAAAGTATTTTCTGCTACTTTCTTGGAATACCGAATAATACCCAAAATATTAAAATCTGTCTTTTGTTCCAGCCACTCTACGCCTGCTGCCTCGCCGTCTGTGTTCTGGTATGACGTAATCAGCACGCCTGCCAGCTTTAATGCTGGGTTAAATACCTTTGCGTCCTCTATCTGCTCTGTCACAATGTCCAGCCCCTCTAAAGCGTCCTCGTCCACCTTTACGGGTACTATTACCTCGTCCGTGATTGCCAGCGCATTTACAACATTAAGCCCAATATCCGGCGGGTTATCAATGATGCAGTAATCATACTTGCCGTATATGGTGCAATCTCCGTAATACTGCATCTTTGCATATACCAGCGCTTTATATCTCTCTATCTGGTTTTCGCTGTCCTCTTTGGTTAAATTCCATGTAGCCCCAAAAAGTGACATATTCGCCGTTACAATGTCGATACCCTCATACTCTGTATGCTGTATCAGCTCGTCTGCGTTTTCCCAGTCCCCAGCCAGTAGCCTTGTAACTGGTGCTACGTTCTCTGCATCATATCTGCTGTACGCCTTGCTTAAGTTTCCCTGCTTATCGTTGTCAATCAGCAGCACCTTATAACCTCGCCTGTAAAGCTCATACGCCATGTTTGCCGCTGTAAAGGTCTTGGCTACGCCACCCTTTAAATTCAAAATGCTTATTGTTTTCATTCTTTGCCTCTCTTTCCTGCGTTCGCCTCTAACGCATGGTTACTGTTTCCTGTTCTTTTGTAAGCTCGTCTGAATGTAATAAATACTGCTCTATCAGCTGCGCTGCTGGCTGCCAGCCGTAGCAGACGGCGGTATAATAGCCCTGCTGCCGCAGATACTCTAACCACTCTTTTTGTTTCTTGGTCGTCGTGTTCTCGCCTGCCTTAAGCTCTATGTAAAGCCCATGATACTCAGCCCTTGCAGCTGGTAGCATAATGTCTGGCACGCCAGCCTTTACGCCCTGCCTCTTAAGCACCGCTGCTGTTGCTTTATCACGTTTGCCGCCGTTTGGCACATGATACATATATTGCAGTTCCGGCATAATCTCTGTTCTGTATGCAGCCCAGCTAAATAATGCCTCTTGATGCCCGCTTTCGTCGTCCAGTCTAAAGTTTCTCATTTTCTCGCCTCGCTCTCTGCTTAAATTCTACATACTGGCAAATTCTAAAAAGCAGCCCGTCCTTATGCGGCTTGCTGTTCTCTATCGCCAAAAGCGTTATTGTTTCCTCGCTTTGTAGTCCTGCATTTCCCAGTACGTCCCAGCGGCATATATCGTAGTATCTGCACCGTAGGCAGCAGCGCTTACAGTCCTTGCCTTTCTGGAATAACCAGTATTTAATTTTTTCTATCATGTTTTCTGCCCTTTCTGCTGCCGCTGTCTTTCCAGCTCTCCTGCTGTTCAAAAATAGCCGCTGCAATTCTAAACGCCAGATATGCTGCCACAATCAGTGCCAGCAGTCCGGCTATTATCAACACTGCTGCAATGGCAACGCCCTTGATTATCTGCATTTCAACCCCCCCTATCTGTTATTTTTACTAATGTGTATCTTAAATACCCGTAGCCGTAATACTCTGGACTGTGTACCCCCATGCTTACGCTGTTCTTGTCCACGTAATAGCCCTTTATTGCTTTTGGCTCTTTCTTGAAATACTCACGGTCTGAAATTATGTGGTACTCTGGTTCTGGTCTTACTAAATTCTTGCTGCAATTCCAGCGCTTGCCCTGTAATGCTCCGTCAGTACCCTTTTTGTGCGTTCCTGTGTACTTGATTAAATAACTTGCCAGCTCTGCATAGTTGCCGCTATCGTCCAGTGGGAATACCTTAACCCTGTTATGCCCCTCGTATGCCTTATACCAGCAGCGTTGTAAAATCTCTGTATCAATTTTATTTACTACAAGGTGGTGATGTCTCGCACCTTTCTTGCCAATCTCCATAACGTGTATGTATTTGAACTCTAACCCTGCTTTTCTGTACTCCTTTCTGCACTCCCTCAAAAATACGTCTATGTCCTGCCGCATCTGCTCCGGCGCTCTGTCTGGTTCTCCTTTCCTGCGGATATAGTCAAGCACTAAATGGTAGTCCCCATATCCATAGTTCGCATTTATGAGTATCCTTAACTTTCTCTCTGCCTGTCTGGTGTTTACTTTCTCCTGCTCTTCTTTTGTTGGCTTTACCTTATCCCCTCTGCTGATACCTTTCTTTTTGTATCTGCTGGTAAAGTACCTCTCTATCTCTATCGTATTTCCTGCTTTTGTTACCCTCTCTACGTATGGCATATATCTACCTCTCTGTCGGTTCGTTAATACTTTTATCAAGTGTTAAAACGGGCTGCCTGCCCGTTAAATTTCTTGACTTTGCGCCATACATAGCTTATAATTTTTATAGTATTTCAAAGCTGTATAGCTTAGCGCCTATGGTGTTTCCCCACCGTAGGCGCTTTTATTTTTCATGTTTCCTGCCGCTCTCTTATGCGGCTTAAGGCATACTCATAAGCCCGTCTGTACGGCTCTCTGCAATCGTAGCCCGTGCAGCTATATAATTTGCCGCCCTTACAAAATTCGCAGCTATGCAGCTTTGCGTAATCGCTCGCCGCCCTCTCCTGTCGCTTTTCCTCATATTCCAGATGCCGTTTAATCTGGTTTGCATCTATAACCGCAATTCCCAGCATATTTGCTGTATGTATTTCTCTGTCCATTCCCTCTGTTATGCCGTATTTCACACCAGCAATAACAAAATCGCAGCCTTTCAGCAGCGCAAGCCCCGCAGCCATGCCCCTTGCCCGCTCTTCCGGCTTTTTATCGTCCATGCACTGCGTCATATATAAATGCGGCGTAATGGGTGCTAAGCCCGCCTCTAACGCCTGCCGTGTCAGCTGCTGCGCATAATCTATGTTTCTGTCCAGCTCTGCGCCGTCTTTCGCCCTGTATGGGCTGCATATATAAACCTTTCTCATGCCTTTTTACCCGCTTTCTGTTGTGCCTCTGCCCGTGCCTGTTCATTTCCTGCCAGATATGCTGCTAAGCACATCAGCTCGTCTGCTCCCTTTTGGTCTATAAAATTACAATCAACGCAGCATTTACAGTACCCCGTAATCTGTAAATATCTGTCGTATACTTCCTGTGGTGTCTGGCACTGCTTTAAGCTGTCCACCATGCCTGCAAGCTGCTGTATTGCCTTTATGCCTGCCTCGCCGCCCTTTCCGTGTATCCCTACTGTAATCTGCCGCATTTTTGTTGCGCCGTCTGCTCCTAAAATTGTTTTACTCTTCATTCTGTGCCTCGCTTTCTTCCTTAAACCCAGCCAAAAGCATAGTCATTGCATCTATCGCTGTATCAAAATGTTTTCCCAGCTCTGCTGCGTCAATAAGCCCCTGCTTTGTGTTTCTTCCGTTCCCTTTCATTACTTGCGTTTGCAAAATAGGTTTTAACTGGCTAAGCCCAGCTATGCTGTTCTCTAACTCTTCCTCACTCACGCAGATTTTTACATAGCCCTTGCCGATATGTTCAACACTCATTTTCTGCCTCTTCCTTTCTTCTAATCAGCCGTACCGATACCTCATAAGCTGTGCGCTGTTCTCTTTCTCCTGTGGCTGTATCAAGCACCTTTTCATACTGGCGGCTCTGATACCGTCCCAGCAGCTCTACAGTGTCGCCCTGCTGCCACTGCGCCGCCTCGTCTGCCTGTTCCTGCCAGCAGATGCACGGTAAAAAGCAGCTGCCGCCTGTAAGCTCATTTCTTACCTTTACCGTAATATCAGTAATGCGCTTGCCTCTCGGTGTTTCTCTGTATGTTGGCTTATTCGCTATAACGCCTCTTACTGCTGTCTCGTCCTGCTCTACTGCCTTTTCCGATACCGCCACAAAATCTGCCAGAATATATACCAGCAGTCTACCGCTCTGGAAGTCCTTAAGCGTCTGCACCTTACCTGTCAGTAAAAGCCTGCTGCCCTCTACAAATTCCTGCATAACGTCAAATTCTATGCCGTTGCAAGCCCTGTATGGTACGTCCTCTGCAAATACTACCGTTACCTCGTCCGGCACGCCGCTTGGTCTTACCGTTTCCAACTTTGCCATATAACCGCAAAACGGCAGCCCGCATAGCTGCTTAATTTCCTTAATCTGTGTAAGCGTTCCTACCAGTCCCGCTGCATTTCCCTTGATACCGCCACCTGTAAGCTCGTCCATGATTGCAGTATCTAAATCCCGTAAAAAATCCGGCTTTTTCTTTGTCATACTTCCTGCCCTTTCCTTTCTTATATGTAAATGGTGTAGTAAAGCGACATCTGCAAATCACTAAACTTATACTGTGCTGTCTGGTCTGGCTCTAATGGTTTCAAAAGTCCCAGCTCTTTCCAGCGTCTGTGCGTTATCTCCGGCACTGCCCTAAACTTCTTTACCTC